TGAATAGCGATATGGTTGTACTTGGCGGTAATATGAGGTTAAAGGCTTGTAAAGAAGCAGGATTAAAAGAAGTTTATATATTAGTTGCAGATAGTTTGACTAAAGAACAAGAAAGAGAGTTTATAGTGAAAGATAATGTAGGATTTGGAGAATGGGATTGGGATGTATTAGCAAACGATTGGAACGGACAACAGGTAGAAGATTGGGGATTAACAGTAGTGCCATTTGAAGATAGTGTAGAAGATGTATTAGAACAAGAGATAAACAAACAAGACAAGAAAATAAATACCTGTGAAGTATGTGGTAAAGGGTTAGCTTAACAAAACTTAACGAAATGAAAGTATCAGAAAAAGAATTTTGGGAGATATTAAGAGAGAATGCAGGTTTGTATTCAAGAACTGCACGAGCAATAGAAAAACAATTTAACGTTTCTTATTCAAGACAAGCAGTAAAAGAAAGAGCAGAAAAAGATTTAGAAAGATTAAACGATATTGAAGACCAAAACTTTGATGTTGCAGAGGAGGGGTTGCATTCTTTAATGAGAAGTAAAAACGAGAAAATAAAATTTGATAGCACAAGATTCTATTTAAAGACCAAAGGTAAAAAGAGAGGTTATATAGAAAGGCAAGAGATAACAGGTGCAGATGGTATGCCTACTAAATTTGAAATAGAAATTATAAAGCGTGAAGATAAAAACTAATGTTGTTTTTGAACACTTATTAGAATCAGATAAGAAAATTACAATCGAGCAGGGAGGAACAAGAAGTGGAAAAACCTATAATGTTCTTTTATATATTATCTTTAAATACTGTTTAGATAACACAGGTAAAACCATTACGATATGTAGGAAAACATTCCCTGCGGTTCGTAGTTCTGTTATGCGTGACTTTTTAGATATACTAAAGCAATACAATTCTTATTCAGAGTTGCACCATAACAAATCAAACCACGAGTATAAACTAAACGGAAACCTTGTAGAGTTTATATCTTTAGACCAACCACAAAAGGTAAGAGGTAGAAAAAGAAATTTACTATTTATAAATGAAGCCAACGAATTAGATTACGAAGATTGGCAGCAGTTAATATTTAGAACAGAAGATAAAATAATTCTTGACTTTAATCCATCAGATGAGTACCATTGGATTTATGACAAGGTAATACCAAGAGCAGATGCCGATTTCTATATTACTACTTATTTGGATAATAGCTTCCTTAATGAAAGCATCAGGGAAGAAATAGAACGTTTAAAAGATACAGATGAAACCTATTGGCAAATCTATGGTTTAGGTTTAAAAGGTATCTCTAAAGCTACTATATTTAATTATACAGAGGTAAACCACATACCACACGATGCAGAGTTTATCAGCTATGGAGCAGATGCAGGATATTCCAATGACCCAACTACTTTAGTTTCTGTTTATAGAAAAGACTACAACCTTTATATTAAAGAACATATATACCAAACACAAATGACTACTTACGATATTAGTAGAAAGTGGAAAGAGATAGGTATTGAAAGAGAATTAATATACTTTGATAGTGCAGAGCCAAGATTGATTGAAGAGTTGCGTAGAATGGGTTTTAATGTAAGACCAAGTTTAAAAGGTGCTGATAGTATAAACGCAGGAATAGACCTCTTAAAACGTTTTAAAATACATATAGAGAAAGATAGTCATAACTGTATACAAGAATTTAGAAACTACAAATGGCAAGAAGATAGGAGTGGTAAGATGATAAACAAACCAATAGATAAAAATAACCATACTATTGATGCGGTTCGATATGCTACCTATTCTGTATTAAGTAAACCTAACTTTGGTAAATATGCTATCCAATAAAAAATAATTAACTTTTTTTGTTAATAAGTTTGCGAGAACCAAATAAAGGTTTTATATTTGTAGTGTAATTAAAAACAAATAGAAATTATGAGAACCACAAAAGTATTTAAAGCAACATTAAAAAGAGATTTGAACGATGATAATAAAAAAGGTAAAACTTTAAGATTAGAATTTGAACTAAATAATAAAGTCGCTGTATTGGCAAATAATGAATGGGGATGGCAATTAGATACTTTAACTACAAATGATGTAGATAATACATTTGAAAACCTAACTTTCTTAAAAACTAACGTATGGAAAGCAGTATAAATATAAAAACTAAAGAAGCTATGGATTTAAATAATTTATTTGGAGATGTTAAATCTCAATTAGATGACTTAACTAATGAAGCCAAAAAAATAGATGACAGAAAACATCTAGAGCAACGTAAAAGAATGTTAAATTATCTTGAAAATGACTATGAGCATTTAAAACCTTATTAAAACAACGGATGTGTTGGAATAATTCAAATAAGACAACCTTAACGAATTATTTAATTAAAGCCTTTACAGAAATGTAAGGGTTTTTTTGTTTTACATTAGTTTCTAAAATAAAATAAGTTTAGCTATATATAAGTATGAAATGTGCAGAACATTTTTTATAAGATTAATTATATATATATGAAGATTGAAGTTACCATACCAAATAATCTAAACGAAATTACACTTGGTCAATACCAAAAGTTTTTAAGTATAGCAGAAAACAATAAAGAGGGCGAGTTTCTTAATGCTAAAATGATTGAGATATTTTGTGGTATTTCTTTAGCTGATACATATAATTTAAAGATGAGTAGTGTTACTGCAATCCTTGATATATTAAATGAAATGCTAGAACAAAAACCGCAACATATTGTGCAGTTTAAAATGGATGGTGTAAAGTATGGATTTATTCCAGACCTTGACGAATTAACTCTTGGAGAGTATATCGACTTGGATAATAATATTTCAAAGTGGGACCAAATTCACGTTGCTATGAATGTGCTTTACAGACCGATTAAAGATAGCAAAGGATTAAATTATAATATCAAAGATTACGATACAAGCGATTCAGATAAAATGAAGAATATGCCTTTGAGTGCTGCGATGGGTTCAATTTTTTTTTTCTACAATTTAGGTCTAGAGTTATCGAGGAATACGATTCTCTATTCGAACAATCAAGCGGAGATGGAGGGTATTCGAGAGCAGCTAACTTCGCAACAAAATGGGGATGGTACCAATCAATTTATGGACTCGCTAACGGAGATATTACAANNTTTGAAGATATCACTAAATTAAACGTGTATCAATGCTTTACAATGCTTTCTTTTATGAAAGAGAAAACAGAGATGGAAGCACAACAAATAAAAAATAAGTTTTAAATGAAAGGATTTTATCAAGTAACCGAAACAATAAAGAACCAACTGTTAGCAGATGTAAATGTCAATACAGTTACAAGTGGAGATATCACAAAAATAGATTTATCAAAGCAGACGATGTTTCCTTTGTCGCATATTATTGTTAATAATGTAGGGAATGAAGATAATGTATTGCGATTTAATATATCCGTTTTATCAATGGATATAGTTAACTTTTCAAAAGATGAGACTACTGATATATTCAGAGGAAATAATAATGAACAAGATATATTAAACACGCAATTAGCAGTACTTAATAAGTTGGTCCAAGTTTTAAGGGGTGGAACATTACACCAAGATTTATACCAATTAGATGGCACACCTAATTTAGAACCATTTTACGACAGGTTTGAAAATGAGATGGCTGGTTGGGCGTTAACGTTTGATGTATTTATTCCAAATGAAATTGATATATGTTAGATAATCTTGAGCAAGAGCTAAAACAATTTGCTGAATACGTTGTTAAAGAATCAAGAGCAAATCTAAAAAGGCAAGGAAAAGATAGTACTGGAAAACTGTCAAAAAGTATTGATTCAAATTTCAAGGTTTCTAAAAATAGCTTTGAATTATCTTTCTTAATGGAAGAATACGGAACGTTCCAAGATAAAGGTGTAAAAGGTAAAAGCTCAAGTGCAAAAGCTCCAAATAGTCCATTTAGGTTTGGAAGCGGTACTGGTCGAAAAGGTGGTTTAACGGAGGGGATTAACAAATGGGTAAAAAGAAAAAGGTTTCAATTTAGAGATAGAAAAAGCGGAAAGTTTTTAAGTTATAAAAGCACAGCATTTTTAATCAGTAGAAGTATTTATCAAAAAGGTATTGCACCGAGTTTGTTTTTTACAAAACCATTTGAGAAAGCATTCAAAGGATTAAGTAAAGATTTACTTGAACCTTTTAAATTAGATATTGAGAATTTTATGAAAAATACAATAAATAACAAAGCAACAAGATAATGGCAAGAATAAACACAAGGAGTCCGTACTGGTTTAATATTAACGAGGTTGGTATTTCATATGCTATATTAAAACTTTATGTATATACTGGCAATTCAAGTGCTGCACCATCAACACCAACTTACGAGATTAGAAAGTCTGTTTTATCTGGACAAGAAACTGTATATTTTGAAGTAGCAGAATTGGTAAGGGATGAGTTAGATATTATATTTGATGGCGATTATACTGGTCAAGCGGTTTGGGTTAAGGTAGAAACTTTTGCCTATGATGTAAATGATAACGAGATTGCTGATGATGGGGAAACAGTTATTGCATTTGACGGATACAACTATTACGAAGAGCAAACAGCAGACGAAAGCAATGCAATGATTACCAATAGGGAATTGTTTGTTTTAGAAGATAACACTTTTAGGGTACCAATTTATACTGGTTTAAATTCTCCATCAGTTGTGTTTTACAAAGATGGAGAAATAATAGCATCTGAAACATTTAGCTATGACCAAGATAGTTCCAACCAAATTAAGTATGTTTCTATTTATGGTGATACTGTAAATTGGGATACGTTTGAAGAAAGGGTTCTTGAAGATGGTGCTGTTGATTTTGAAAATAACGTTTGCTTACAGTCATTCTTTAATAACTATTCGATTGGTGCAGTTGACAAGATAGAAGTTTCTGGAGGTGGTAAAATAGAAACTATTAAAGTAAATGTAATTGAAGAGTGTAAATATCAACCAAAGAAAATAACTTTTATAAATAAGTTTGGAGCGTTGCAAGATATGTATTTCTTTAAAAAGGCAGTTGAGAAAATGAATGTTTCAAAGGAATCATACAAAGCAAATATTTTAAATTCAAATAAAACTTATAACATAAGTAGTCATACAAATAGAGATTTTAATATTAAAGCAAAAGAATCAACTACTTTAAGTAGTGGTTTTTTAAGTGAAGAGTATAACGAAGTTTTTAAACAAATGATGCTATCTGAAAAGGTTTGGATAACAAACATTATTGAAACTGGCGAACAAGTATTACCAATCAACGTGAAGACGTCAAACATCACTTATAAGACATCTTTAAATGATAGGTTAGTTGAGTATACATTTGACTTTGAAAACTCTTATAACGTAATAAACAATATTAGGTAAATGCAAAACATACAACTATATATCGAGGGTCAAAGGGTTGATATGTTCAACGATGAAACTGTTTCAATAACGGATACGATTCAGAACATCAAAGATATTGGTAAAATATTTACTGCATTTTCAAGAACGTTCAGCTTACCCGCA